TCTATTAAGTATTTTGCACCAAGACTTTACTCAGCACAATATAGAGCAGTTACATCAAGAGATTATGAGGCAATAATAAATCAAATTTACCCTCAAACAGAGTCTGTTGCTGTCATAGGTGGTGAAGAATTAGATCCTCCACAATTTGGTAAAGTTCAGATTAGTATCAAACCGAAAAATGGTACTTTTATCTCTGATTTTGATAAATCTCAAATAAAAAGCAAATTAAAAAATTACGCAATCGCAGGTATTAACTCCGAAATAATTGATCTCAAAATACTTTATGTTGAAATTGATTCAAATGTATATTATGACCCATCTAAGATAGGATCACCAATCACTTTAAGAACAAACGTTATAAACGCTTTACAGAATTATGCTACAAATGTTGAAATGAATAAGTTCGGTGGTAGATTTAAGTATAGTAAGGTTAATCAGTTAATTGATAGAATCAATGATGGTATTACATCAAATATCACAAAAGTTATTGTAAGAAGAGATCTAAAAGCTTTAATTAATCAGTTTGCACAGTATGAATTATGTTTTGGAAATAAATTTCATATTAATCCTGCTGGATACAATATAAAGAGCACAGGTTTTACTATCTCAGGAAGTTCATCAGTTGCATATTTGACAGATATTCCAAATAAGGATGCAGCAGGAAATCTTGATGGTAGTATGAAAGGTACAATCAGTGTTGTAAGTAGAGATGAAAAGAATAACGTGCAAGTTTTACTTAAAGACGCAGGTTTAGTTGATTATAAAAAAGGTGAGGTGATACTAAACACAATTAATATCACATCAACAGTTGCACAAAACGATATAATTGAAATACAAGCATTTCCTGAGTCAAATGATGTGATTGGATTAAAAGATCTTTTTGTCAGTTTAGACGTTTCAAATAGTTCGATAAATATGTTGAAGGACGTTATTGCATCAGGAGAAGATGTATCAGGTGTTGTATTTACCAGAGATTACTATACTTCAAGTTACTCAAATGGAGTTTTAGAGAGGAAATAATTTATGTCACAAATTGACAAAAGAATAAAAGTTAACACTGTCATTGAAAATCACTTACCAGAGTTCATAACAAGTGATTTTCCAAATGCAGTAGAATTTTTTAAGCAATATTATATCTCACAGGAATTTCAAGGAGGTGCCTCTGATTTAATTCAGAATTTTGACCAATATCTCAAAGTTGATAATTTAGTTCCAGAAGTTGTAGTTGGAATTACATCAATTACTGCTGCTATTAATTCTTCCGACACAACTATATCTGTACCTAGCACAAAAGGATTTCCAAGTGAGTATGGTTTATTAAAAATTGATGACGAAATTATATCTTACACAGGAATAACATCAACCACGTTTACAGGATGTATACGTGGATTTAGTGGTGTTACAGGATATAACGTAGGAGTATCTTCATCACTTATAGATGTTAATCGTGAGAAACTTACTTTTGAGGAAACATCAGCAGATAATCATGTAAATGGTTCGACTGTACAAAACTTATCTGTATTATTCATACAAGAGTTTTATAAAAAATTAAAGAAAACATTTCTACCAGGTTTTGAGGATGTTAGTTTTACATCTGACTTAGATGTAGGTAACTTTGTTAAGTTCGCTCGTTCATTTTACCAATCAAAAGGTCTAGAAGAATCTATAAAAATACTATTTAAAGTATTGTATGGGGTTAGTTCTACAATTCTTGACCTTGAAACAAACTTAATTAAACCCTCAGATTCTGAATTTGTAAGAAGAGAAGTTATAATCACTGATTTAATCACAGAAAATGGAGATCCACAAAACTTAGTTGGGCAGACAATATTTAAAAGTGATGATTTACAAACAAACGCATCTGTATCTGAAGTTGAAATATTTAATAGAGAAGGTAAGTCATACTATAAAATGTCTTTATTTGTAGGATATAGTGATAGAGACTTAATACAAGGTATATTTACGGTTAATCCAAATACAAAGGTATTAAATGATGTGCCTCCTAATTCATCTGTTATATCTGTAGACTCAACAGTAGGATTTGGTACAACAGGAACTATTTTAACTGGTTCTAATACGATTGAATATAAATCAAAATCAATTAATCAATTCTTTGAATGTACTGGAGTAACAAATCAAATTAGCACCGCTGATAATATTAGACTTAATAGTAATATTTTTGGATATGAAAATGGCGATTTATCAAAGAAAATTGAATTAAGAATAACTGGAGTACTAAACAACTTAGTTGTTGATGATAAAGTTACTCTAGTTAATGAAGGTGAAAATATATTCGTAAGAAATCTTGGTGAAAAAATATTTAATAACAGTGAAAGTTATAAAGAAAAATTTGCAAATTCTTGGATTTATAATACAAGTTCAAGATTTAAAGTTAATATTTTAGGTTCTGGTGGTGGTGCTACAATTGAATTAGATACTTTAATTGATAAATCATCTATTGCAGTTGGTGATGAATTTCAAGTTCTTAGAAGAGGTCAACAAACTGTTGATGGTACATTTAATGTTGCAAGTATAGATTCTTCCTTAAATCAAATAACAGTTACAAACTTAGGATTTACTCCAATACAGGGACAAGATTATGATATTCGTAGAGTAGTTGAAAAGGCAACAAGTACAAATGTTGAGATAAGAGAAGGAAATGAAAATATAATTTCAAATGTGCTCAATGTATATACAGACGGTGACACTGATGGATATGTTGCATCGAACTCACTCCCTGATTTTAATATAACTGATAATGTTATACAGGAAACCTTAGTTGGTATTGCAGATACATCATTTAGATTTTCTTTTGATAGAGATAGTCAAGATATAGTATCTGGACTTTATAATTTCTTAGAGTTTCATTTTGATACTAACAGGGATATTAAATTTATACAGGGAGATGCTGTTGTTTATAATTCAATTAAAGACCCTAACTCTGCCAATAATAATCCATCAGAAGTCCCACCAGGTTTGAATGATGGCACTATTTACTATGTTGATCCACAACCTGCAACTTCTGGATCAAATATTACTAAATTAGCACTCTACTCTTCCAGAGCACAAATTGGAACTGCTAGTACAATACAGGTTGGTTTAGGAGTTTCAGAAAAAGATTTGCATACATTTACTTTACTAAGACAGCATGGTAAAAAAATAAGTGCAAATAAAATATTAAGAAGATTTCCTTTATCTCAAAGTTTGATTGATTCATCTGCAGGTGATGAAAATATAACTGATATTGGTATATTAAAGAATGGTGTAGAAGTTAGATCTCCAGTTTCAGAAGATTTTATTAGTTATGGAGCTATATCTAGTATTAATCTAATAAATGGTGGTGATGGTTATGATGTAATTAAACCACCAAAAATATTAGTTGAAGCTGGTTTAGGTAATACAGCATATGTAGAACCAGTGATTACTGGTTCGGTTAAAGAGGTCTTTATCGATCCACAAGAATTCGATGTTAAATCTGTAAAAAGTGTATCATTGACTGGAGGGAATGGAGATGGGTGTGAGTTAGAGGCAGTTACAGGTGCTAGATTTAGAGAATTAAGTTTTGATAGTAGAGATATAGATTTTGGTGGTGGTATTGATATTGAAAATGAGACTATTACTTTTTTCAAGGAACATAATTTAGAAAATGGTCAAGTAGTTTACTATCAGAGTAATGGAAATGCTCCCATTGGAATTGGTACTGCCTTTGATAGTACAAATCCAATAAATGGAGCACTAGCAAACGGAGATCCATATTATGTAAGATATGTCAATCCCACAACAGTTACCATTTACAATACACAGAACGATGCTTTAACTGGTATTAATACTGTAGGATTATCAACCGATACTGCTGCAGCAGGAATTCATTTTTTTAGAACAGAAACAAAAAATACAATTAACAGTATTAAAGTTAAAAATTCTGGTAGTGGATATGAATATCGCAATTTAATTGTAAAACCATCTGGAATATCTACTTCATATGATACTGTTAATTTTGATAATCATGGATTCAAGCATGGTGATTTGATTAATTATTCACCTATGGTTGGTATTGGTTCAACAATGCCACAGTCAATACAGGGATTGACCACAACGTCATCATATTATGTAATGAAGGTTGATGATAATTCATTTAGATTAGCAAATGCAGGAGTTGGTGGAACATCTACATCAGATTTTGATAGAGGTAAATTTGTTGACTTACAATCAGTTGGAACTGGATATCAAACATTTAAATATCCTGATATAAAAGTAAATATTGAGGTTGTTTATAATGGTAATGTAACAGGTACATTCAATATCACTCCAGTCGTTACTGGTTCATTTACAGGTGCTTACCTATACGAAAAAGGAAGTGATTATGGTTCTAAAATATTAAACAATATAGCAAATCCAAATGTAATCATTCAGACTGGAAAATTTGCATCTCTTTCTCCTATTATTGAAAATGGTAAAATAGTAGATGTAGTAGTAGCAGATCAAGGTCAAGATTATAATTCAACTCCAGAGATAAAAATAACATCAACTGGAGAAGGTGCAGGTGCCGTTGTAAGACCTGTAATAGAAAATGGTAAACTAATAGATGCTATTGTTATTAACAGTGGTATAGGGTACTCACAAACGACCACTTCTGCAGATGTTGTGCCTAGAGGTGTAAGAGGTGTATTTGATAGTTCAGTGAGAACTTTACAATTGAATGAACAATTTAGAGAAGGAGATTCAATATTAGTTTCAAGAAATGATTTTTTAAGTTATAATGTAATTGGTGTTGATCAGAATTTATTAGAAAATCTAGATTCTGATACTTTTGATGTTTTGGGTAGTGGTGAATTTGATAAACCAACAAAACATTCATCGATTATAGGTTGGGCATACGATGGTAATCCAATCTACGGTCCATTTGGATATTCTGATCCAGATAACATAAGTTCAAACATTGTCACATTAAAATCATCATATGTTAATGATATAACAAAGGTTGAAAATAGACCTTCTGGATTTACAGCAGGATTCTTTATTGATGATTATATATTTGATAATTCTGGGGATTTGGATATTCATAACGGAAGATTTTGTAAGACACCAGAATTTCCAAATGGAATTTATGCTTACTTTGCAACTGTTGATGAAAATAATAATGGTAAAATTGTTGGTAAATATCCATATTTTATAGGAAAAACATTTAGATTACCACTTATTCAAGAAAATTTAAAATTAGATCATAATTTTGATTTTAATAATTCTAATTTAATAAGAAATACATATCCACATAACGTTGGTGAAAAATTTGCTGATAATGATTTCCTTACAGAATCTAATGAAATTATTAGACAAATTACTGAAGTACAAGCAGTATCCAAAGGTGAAATAGAAAATTTAACAATATTAAATGCTGGTTCAGGATATAGAGTAGGTGATCTTACTTCTTTTGATAATACTGATACAAATGGCACAGGATTTAGTGCAGAAGTAAGTGAATTAGTTGGTTTAGGAGTTTCTAGTATAGAAACAAAATTAGATAGATTTGAGGATTTAGTATTTACTTGGATTGATAACACCACAGTAAAAGCTAATATATCTTCTTATATTGAATTAAATGATCAAGATTACGTTTTTGTCTCAGGTTTAAGCACATCAATTCAGAATTTAACAGATTCATTCTCTGTAGGAGTTTCTACTTCTCGTGTTTCTTTAGGTAAAACTACAAATGCTGTAACTGTTGGCAATCTCGCAATTGAAGACATTTTTGTCAACAAATTACCAGATAACATATCAATCGGAAATTCAATTAGAATCGGTTCTGGTAATACTCCTAATGATGAAATTGTATCAGTATTGAATGTTTATAATCAGCAAAAAATAATTCGTGTTTTTAGAAATGTTGGAATAGCACATACATTTGGTTCTAACGTTGATTTATTGAATAATCATGTATCAATTCCTGTTAAAACAAGAAAATTTGATTCTCAACAAAACGATATAGTTTATTTCAATGCACCTCAATCAATAGGATTAGGAACCGATGGTGAAGGAATATCGACAAATTATGTAATTGGTGAAACAGTAAAATCAGTATCAATACCAAATAGACAAATTTATTTACCTAATCACCCATTTGTTACTGGACAAAAGGTAAAACTTAATGTTCCTGCAGTTTCTAACAGGCAAATTGATGTTGCAAATACTGATGATCCAGCTGATACTATTAATAATTTTTCAATACCATTTAACTCAAATGATACTTCAATAGACTTATTCGTTATTAAAAAAAGTGAGAACTATATTGGACTTTCAACAATAAGTATTGGTAGTACAAGTGAGGGATTATACTTTAAGTCAAATGCAAGCACTGTTACAGGTATTAACACACACCTCTACAATTTGTCATCTCAATTTGATCAAGTTACAGGTGATATTGATAAAATTGTAAGTACACTAACTGTAAATGTTGCTGCTGCTGATACAACAACTCATAAATTACAGAATGATGATATTGTATCCATAAATGTGGTTCCAAATCATACTGTTGGTATAGGT